TTACGGCGGATGGCAAGAATCTTGTTTGTGCCACGATCAATCGTGATGACGTAAGGCAGGCCGATGCCTGTCTCTTCGCCTTCAGAATCTGTATCTTCAAAGCCTTCTAAGTCCCAGTACGCATGGACTTCCAAGAGTTGGTAGCGGTCGTCGTCTGTGGCTTTGTAACCTTGTTGGTCAGCCTTCTTCTTCTCAATGTCTGAGAGATGCTGGACAGGCTCACCTAGGTCTATATCCCGATAGAAACCGCTCACCTGTAGGCGACGCATTTCATTCTTGGTCTTACGCATCACATGGGTAACACGTTCTGCGTTCTGGAGATTAGAAGCACCGTACGGGACAATCATGTCTTCGGCAGGAATGAACACTGCGACCTGACGCTCCATGGCTGGATCGTAGTAAACCTTCTTAAATGCTGCGCCGGACAGACCTAAGGAGTACAACATTCGCTCATGTTCAGGGCGGTACTCAGGCATCTCCTCGGTAAGTTTGAAGTTCATGTCAGCCTGCACACGCTCGGCTGCTTCTTCTTTCAGGCGGTCAATTGCACCGATGATCTCTGTCTTAACAGGGCCAGCGGCAGGGAAGGTTTCCATGATGGACTCGGATTGGAACCGAATCGCAGCCTCTGTCAGGACTGTAGAGTAAACACCGCAGGCTCCATTCCATGGCTCCGTGCGTTCCTCATAATTAACGCCTAGGACTTCCAAGCCTTTGACAAAGCTTTCTGCCCAGTCTTTACGGGAAGCTATATCGGCTTCTACAAGTTCTACAAGCTCAGAGGCAATCTTGCCTAAAGCACCGTCGTCAAGGATTTCTGCGAGGTTGTCATCAAATTCGCTGTCGTATTCTGATTCCGGTTCTAGAATAATCTCAACGCTTTCTTCTTCAATGATGAGGGGATCGTCTAATTCAACGTCCACGCCAATGTCTTGAAGAAGGTCTGAAAGACCCATAGGTGCTTGGCTAATTGCTTTGTCGATACTCATTTGAGTCCTTAATAATATTCCATGCGTCTGCGATATACAGGTTCATCTGGCTCATCAGAATCGATGGATATGAACCCGCCTTGACGGAATCTCATCAAAGCTTGGCTTGAAGAGTCAACAAGGTCGTCATGATCGCCGTTGGGGAAGGAAGCCAGTTCATCCATCACTTCTTCAGCCCAACGAGTCTCTGGACACCAGACAACACCTGAAGCAAACAGATCGGAGATTGCGTTTACACGCGAGATCTTATCGTTTCCTTTGCCCGGTGTAAACTCAGACAGAGGAATGCCCATCTTACGCATCTCATAGATGAGCGGAGCACCTGCGGCTCTTTTCTCCACGATCAATGTATCTGGCTCCCATTCCTGATAAAGCTCCAAAGCCATCTTCTTAAGCTCTGGAAACTCCATGCGTTGTTTAAACGCATCTAACAGGATGATGTTTGGCCTCATGTCACCGGATTTGTTAGGGTGTTGGAAGACACCCCATGTTGTGCAGGCGGAATAGTCTGCGCGGTTGTTCTTTTCAAAGGCTGTGTCCCAGCTTTGGATGATGTAATCGCACTGCGGGGGTGTATCTTTGTCCCAAATCGTCCATTGTTCGCGCTTAATGATCGCGCCTTCTTCGGATGTGGGGTTCTGTTGGTACTGAGCTTCCCATTTAGCGACAGGTAATTCAGCTTTTAGCGCTTCTAGCGCTGTTTTTGACCAAAAAGCGGGCCATAAAGGCGTTCCAGAGGGCATGATTGCCGGAAAATCGATAATTTCCCACTGGTCTACGCCATCTTTTCCTGCGTTTTTGAGTATCTGGCCTGTCAAGTCTCGCTTTGACCACCTTGTCATCACAATAATGATGGCTCCGCCGGGCTGTAAACGCTGGCGAGGGCCAGATGTAAACCATTCATAGACATTATCAAACACCGCAGGGTTGCCTTGTTTGGCTTCCTGCTCCGAATGAGGGTCGTCAATGATTAAAAGATCGGCTCCTTTACCTGTGACAGCACCCCCAACGCCAATAGCGAAGTAATCACCACCCACGTGAGTATTCCAGCGACCGGCGGCCTTTGAATCGCTTGATAGCTTTGTATCAAATACCTTCTGATAGTTCTCTGAAGAGACAAGATTCCTAACCTTTCGTCCAAAGCCTGTAGCCAGTTCTGCGGTGTGTGCAGTCTGAATGATCTTCTTCTCAGGAAACTTACCCAAGAACCACGACGGAAGCAGATAAGAAGCAAACTCAGACTTGGTATGCCTAGGAGGCATGTTGATGATCAGGCGTTTCAGATCACCACGGGCAACCCTTTCAAAGGCATCTGCCATTATTCCATGGTGTTTGCCAGAGATAAAGATAGGCCACATCTGTTGGACAAAGAACAGGTAAGACTCCTTGCAGCGCTCCACACGATCAAACTCTAGGAGCTTTTGAACCTTGGCTCTTTCTGCGGGGGGAGCAGTATCGGCGAACGTTAGATAGGCTTCGATTTCTTTGCGGGTCAGCAGGCTCATAACGCAGCCATTTCTTTAACAGACTTATCTACCAGCTTAATGGAATGAAACTTGTACGGACGAACCGTCAGGTGGCCATCCTCTTTAAGGCGATGAATGATGCGATGCACATTCGACTTAGAACTCAATCCAATTCCTTTGGCAATAACTTCATAGGACGGAGGTACGCCATGGAGCCGAATATACGCCCTGATGAAATCTAGTACTAATTGCCTATGCTTGGTCATTGTGGTGAGTTTAAACGATAATGAGAACGTTCGCAAGCGTTTAAACGAAAATATATATAGGGTGGGGGTGGAGGATTTGGATTGGATAGGGGGGGTGTTTCTGTGGAAGATGTTTGGAAGAGTGGAATAGAGCGTAATAGACGGGCGGGGTGTCAGCAGCCACAGCGGGGGGTACGGGGGCGGTGGGTGACGCACGTCCACGCACATCAAACGGGTGGGGCATCATCACGTCAGCTTCTGTTTAAACGCGGTGGCTTGCACGTCTTGCACCGATGACCGATCCCCCTTGAGCAAGCGCAAGTGGCTTGCGAGTTCACGCTTGAGTTGGTCAGCAGTGACAGGCGCTTTGTCTTGAACATCGCTAGGTGTAAACAGGCCACAGGCTTTGCCCATGAGTTCCAGTGCTTTAAGTTGTGTGCTTGGTTGACTGTCTTTACTGAGTGCCAACAGTCCTTTCAGCACGTACCTTTTAGATGCCACTAAATCGTCAACCAAGTGCTCTATGGTTTCGCCCCAAGCTTCTTTGAGCAGTGCTTGAACCCTTGGATCCCTCATTAGCTTGTTGGCATTGGCTGATATAGATGCATCGCTCCCAGTGGAGTTCTTAAAGCCCTCCCTGTAGCTTTGACGTAGTGATTGCCCTCTGATGACCCCTTGCACAAAGGCCATGGCTGAAGGTGACAACGGTAAGCTTCTTTTGTGCTCTCCCGCTACTGGTAGACCATCCTTTCGCTTCCTTGGCTTAGGTGCATTCTTAGCTAGAGCATCAGCCAACTGTTTCGCTTCGCTCTTGGGATCTGCGCTCTGATCCTCCCATTGCCCCTCAGCCTCGGCCAAGGCCTCTCGATACTCAGCCTTTGTAGTCTTACTCATAAACACCGCCTCCATTTTGTGACTGACCAGTTTAATAAATGTTCACCCAGTCTAAAACGTGAACTGTTCGCATTATAAGTTATCCACAGGTTATTAGCCACAGGTTATCCACAGGCTAAGTTATCCACAGGGTTATACATAAGTTATACATGATTTGTACAAACGGCCTAAAAACACCCCAAAAATAGGGTAAACCCTATGCCTCTAGAATCGATTTAAAGGCCTCTAGGAGCGTCCGTTTTCCGATGAAGCCACTACCCCCTTACCCGCCCTCCGATCGCCTCACCTAGACGTTTTGCACTATTTTGGTGCATTAACTTTAGTATTACTTTTTGAGGCTGGAAAATGTAATGCTTTTTAGTTCACGCACCTAGAACTTACCAGTACTAATATAAATACAGTCAAAGGCCTGATGACCGATCTAGAGGCCTGATGTAATAACCCCACGTTTTAGTCAAGCAAATATTAGGGGGCTTGTGTAAACAATATCAATGCCCCTAAAATGCATGTATGCCAAATTCGGCATGCAACCTAAAGGTGCTTACATCATGCTTATTCATACCGAACGTGAAACCTACTTGCAAAGTGCAGTCGAGGAGTTACGCCCCTCATTCTCAGCCAACGGCCACACACTGCCATTGGCTATTCGCGTGTCATGCGCTCTGCCCTCTAATGCCAAACGCTCAGGGGCAATTGGCGAATGTTGGGCTGACACCCGCTCCAGTGACGGCCACTATGAAATTTTCATCAGCCCCACACTGGACAACCCCGCACGTGTTTTTGACGTGCTCATTCATGAACTCTGCCACACGGCCAAGGGGTGCATGAACCACGGTGTTAACTTCCAAAAACTGGCTGAGGCCATGTTACTGATTCCCGCCTCGAACACTTGGAAGGCGACTGTCGGTGCACCCACTTTCATGGACGCATACGGCTCGATCATCGAGGGCTTAGGCGACTACCCTCATGCCGCCCTTGACATGTCATCGCGCAAGACGCAAGGCACTCGCATGTTGAAGGCCTCTTGCCCCTCATGTTCCTACACCGTTCGCCTGACGGCCAAGTGGGCATTCGATCCATGGGGAAGCCCCCGCCTCCCAGTGTGCCCATGTGGCGACACTTTAGCCCTCGTTTAAACATAGGAGAGTCAACATCATGGCAACTGCAAATCAAACCCTCAAGCTTCAAATTGCACGTATCAAAAACACCGTGCTCAATGGGGCAATGCTCCAGTTCAAAGGCCGTCCCATGGCCAACAAAACCGAAGCCATGGAGGCACTGGCTGAAATGGTTATCGCGGGTAGCATCACCCTTGAAATGATTCAAGCCGCCCCTGAGACGGCCATCAGTGCCACTGAGTCAGTCGATGCCTCCATGGTGCAAGCCGTGGGGAGTGTGGCATCACGTGCCGAGCAAGTGGCACTCGATGCCCTAAAGCTTGGCATCAAGGCCGAGGCCATGGCGGGCAACCTTGAGAGCGTGATCACTGAATTGCGCGATGACCTCAAGGCCATGGGCAAGCAAGCCGCCAAGGGCATCGATGCCGCCTCGATCCAAGCGCAAGTGACCAAGGCCGTGGCCGATGCATTCAAGCCCTTTAATGAGGCCGTGCAAGCCACTGGCTCACAGGCGACAGTCGCGGCCATGGCATCGGTGCATGTCATCGATCGCAAACCCGCCCTTGACGTGTTCGGGCTTGACGTGCGCGACATGAAGGGCGACCCCATGATGGTTGACATTTACAACTCGCCTGATGCCCCGCCTGTAGATCCACATTTTGTGTGGACTGAGGGCATTTTGCGTCACTTCATTTTGTCTCAGGACACTAACGAAAACACCTTTATGGGAGGCGATAAAGGCACTGGTAAAAGTCAAAGTGCCGCCCAGTGGGCAAGCCGCACAGGCCGTCCATACGTGCGCTATAACTTTCACAAGCAAACCACTGCCGACGATTACGCGGGTGCTCAGGCCTTGGAAAATGGTTCGAGTGTGTTTAAACGTGGCGACTTTTTACAGGCATACGTCAGCCCCGCGACCGTGATCTTGCTCGATGAAATCAGCTTTGCGAATGCGGGAAACCTTGCCACATTGAACGGCTTTTTGGAGGCCGATGCCGTGGTGAACTATGGCGGCATGACGCATCGCAAGGCACAAGGTGTCATGATTTTTGGGGCTGATAACACATTCGGCAACGGCGATGAAACAGGCCGTTATGCGGGGACAACCCCCATGAACTCGGCAACCCTCGATCGCTTTAGCCGCATTGTGCCGTTTACTTTCATGCCCCTTGACTTGGAAACCAAGGCCGTGGTCAATCGCACTGGATGCGATCCTCGCCTCGCTGAACACGTGCTCAAGGCCATCAATGTGGCGAGGGCTAAGGCGAAGACAGGCGACATTGTTGAAGCCCCTAGCATTCGCTCTGTAATGTCATTCATTCGGGCGGTCAAGGTAATGACCGTAGATGAGGCTTGGAAGACAACCGTGGCCGCACGTCAGCCCTCAGAGTCAGCCCCAGTGCTTGAGTCGATAAAGCTTTCATGCATCGATTCCAAGCTGATCAGCACTTTAATTTAATTGGAGCGTTTAAACATGAAGAATACTTATTTTGGATGGGAGTTCCGCCCTGCCGTGGAACTATTCGGGCACAAGGTTTGTGCCGCTCTCACACTGCCCTCAGTGACCATTGAATGGTGCGAAGGCACTCAAACTGCCGCCATCAGTTCCAAGGGCAAGATTCGCCTCGCCAACGTGCGCGATGACGCGATCATGACTCGCAAAGACCTCGCCAAGTATGTTGGCTTTGTGATCCATGAATTACTGCATCGCAAGTACACCAACTTCAACGTGCGTGCCAATAGCCAATACGTTGACGCACTGCACAACGCGATCGAAGACGCTTGGATCGAGTCCACTGCCATCAAGGCGGGACTCACAGGCAACATCGCTGAACTGCTCGGCACTCTAATCGATGACATGGCAACGCAAGCCCTTGACCACGTTCAAAGCGATGGCAACAAAATCGACTGGTCAGATCCCGCGCAATACCCCTTTGTGCTTGCAGTGTATGCACGTCCCCACGCGACAGTGCGAGTGCCTGTGGCGAAGGGCTTGAAGCCCATCTTTGAAGAGGCCGTGCGAAGGACTGCCCTGTGCTCAAGTTCATTCGATACCTTGGCCGTGGCCGTGTGGGTGTATGAGCGTTTAAACATGCTAGACCAAGAGCAACCCCCTCAGCCGCCTGTTAACCCTGAGCCGCCCCCACGTGGCAAGCCCACTGACAAGCCTAAGGGCAAAGACGTAGGTCAGCCTTGCGATGATGGCGAACCCGCAGAGGGCGAAGAGGGCGACGATCAAGGCCAAGGCGGCAAGGGTGAGGGTGAGGGCGAAGACGGCCAAGGCGATGGCGATGACCAAGGCCAAGGCGATACAGGCAAGGGCGATGCCGAGGGCGAAGGCGAAGGCCAAGGCGAAGGCGAAGGCGAGGCTGAGGGCGACGATCAAGGCCAAGGCGGGGGAGGGGTAGCACGTCCCCCAGTGCGCGTCACTGCCGCCCCTGTAGAGCCTCAGAATCGCGCCCCTAAGGGCACTGAGTCCACAGGCACTTACTCTGCACAATTTCGCTTGGCACGTGATGCGTACCACGTGGGCGACTCCCCTAAATTCAACTTGAAAGGCTGATCATGATCCCCGCAAAATTACGTTATGAGGTCAAACGCTTGTTTGAAAACACCGCGACCGAATCATTCGAGCGCAACCTCAAATCAGGCCGTTTAAACGTCAGGGCACTGACCAAGCATTCACTCACCCCAAATCTGTTTCAGCGCAGATATGAGGAGGAG